CTGCTACAACAACTCTGGATACACCAACGCAAAGCACAGTTTTTGCTAACAACATATTGATATGTAGAGTGGGAGATCCCACAGTGCCTCATCCTTTTCCGCCAGATCCTCCTTGTGCTGACCATGTGGCAAACATCAATGTAGGATCATCATCTGTGTTTGTGGTAGGTGCGGCAGTGGGCAGAATAGGAGATTCTGCAGATGCTGGTGCAATCACATCAGGTTCGCCCTCTGTGTTTGCAGGCGGTTAAATATAGCACATGGCCATAGTATCATTCAAAGATTCCAAACGCACCACAAGGTCACAAAAGAACCAAGTGTTCAGTGGGTTTTCCACACAGGGCAGAACATTCCAAGATCCTAAACTGTATGACATTGAGTTGGTCAAACAGGATCTTCTCAATCATTTCAACATTCGCAAAGGCGAAAAGTTGGAAAATCCTGACTTTGGCACCAACATTTGGCTGTACATTTTTGATCCGTTAGATCAAGACACCAAAAACGCTATTATTCAAGAAGTTGAGGATGTGTGTGCTTACGATCCACGAGTGGATTTAGATCAAATTGAAGTGGATGAATATGAACAAGGCATCCAAGTGCGTGTGTCACTGCTGTACATTGGCTACGGCATTGGCGAGTCAATTGACCTGTTGTTTGACAACCAACAAGGCCTACTCACAGGTGCTCAAACTTTCTATCCTGTAAACACAACAAATTAAACTACCAGATTATTTTCACCATAAATAACAGCAATGGCATCAACCAATCGTCAAAACTCTCTACTTGCCACCAGAGCATGGCAAAGAATCTACAGAACATTTCAGCAAGCTGACTTTAAATCATACGACTTTGACACCATCAGAAGGACAATGATTGACTACATCAAACTCAACTATGCTGAATCATTCAATGACTTCATTGAGTCATCAGAATATGTTGCCCTGATTGATCTCATTGCCTATGTGGCACAGTCAATTTCTTACAGAGTTGACTTAAATGCCAGAGAAAATTTCATTGACCTTGCAGAACGCAAAGAGTCTGTGCTACGTCTTGCAAGATTGATTTCATATCAACCCAAGCGAAATGTAGCAGGTTCGGGTTTTTTGAAAATAGATTCTATCAGTACTACTGAAACAGTGTTTGATTCATCAGGCAACAACTTGGCCAACACATCAATCCTGTGGAATGACATCACCAATGATGCTTGGCAAGAACAGTTCAACACAGTGCTAAATGCGGCCATGCCCAGAGAACAGTTTGTGGGCAAGCCATCAGCACAAGATACCATTGGGGGTGTGCCAACAGAACTGTACAGATTGAATGGATCTAATCTGTCAGAACCCATCTATCCAGTGTCAAAAAACATCAATGGTATCAACATGGACTTCGAAATTGTGCCATGTTCATTTGTAGGACAATCATATGTTTATGAAGAAGCACCTGTGCCCGGCAATTCGCTTTCAATGATATTTAAAAATGATTCCAAAGGTTTTCAATCCAACAACACAGGATACTTTTTACATTTCCGCCAAGGCACAACAAACTCACAAGATTTTTCAGTCACAAACACAGCACCCAACACAGTGGTCAGCATCACAGAAAACAACATCAACAATGATGATGTATTTCTATTCAAGTTAGATCAAAACGGCATCATTGAACAGAGATGGACCAAAGTGCCTGCCATCACAGGCAACAACATCATTTACAATTCATTGGAGAACAATGTGAACAATCAGTTTGCTGTGGTGACCAAAGCAAATGATCAAGTTGATCTTGTGTTTTCAGATGGTGTGTATGGTGCACTACCACAAGGCAACTTTAGATGTGTGTTCAGACAGAGCAATGGATTGACTTATTACATTCAACCAACTAACATGCAAAATATTTCTATTGACATTGACTATACATCAAGAAATGGACAAACCAACACACTCACAATCACAGCATCTTTAAAAAATACAATCACAAATGCATCTGCATCTGAATCAATTGCCGACATCAAAACACAAGCACCACAATCATTCTACACCAACAATAGAATGATCACACCAGAAGACTATCAGATTGTGCCAAAACTACAAAATCCATCTGTGGCAAAAATTAAATCACAGGTGAGAACTGCTTCAGGCATTTCAAGATTTTTAGATGTAGTTGACCCCACAGGAGTTTATTCGCAGACTGATGTTGTTGCAGATGATGGTGTATTATATAGAGAAGAAGACACAGAATCATTTGACTTTCAGTTCACCACAAGAGATGACATCAGAAAAGTTGTGGTAAATCAATTGGATGATGTGTTAAAATCTTCAACACTAAAACAATTTTATTATAAAAATTATCCAACTCTCACAGTTTCTAGTACAACTTGGAACAAAAGCACACAGACCACAAATCAAGTTACAGGTTATTTTACAGATGGATCACCATTGGCAATTGGTTCATCTGCTTCATCAAATGCAAGATATATCACTGAAGGATCTTTAGTCAAATTCACAGCACCAGCAGGCCAACACTTTATGATCAACAATGGCACACTCATGACAGGTGCATCCAGTGGCATGCCAGGATCTGCAGATACTGTGTGGGCAAAGATTGTTTCAGTGACTGGAGATGGTTCCAACAGCGGAGCAGGTAATCTTGCAGATGGCACAGGACCTGTGGTGCTTAATGAATTGGTGCCTTCAACAGCAGAATTGGCAGAAATTATAGCAGAATTTGATACTACACTTACAACAACTGTACAAAACACAATTCTTGATCAAGTGGCATTGTACAACAATTTTGGCCTTGGCTATGACACAGATGCCGCAGAGTGGTATGTGATTGCAGAAGATGATCTCAACACAGGCACATTTGATTTAGAAAATGCTCAAGACACAACCAGTGCAAATCTTGATGCATCTTGGTTGGTAAGGTTTTCAACCAACGGAGTATCATACACTGTGTTCAATCGTGCAACTAGATATATCTTTGAATCTTTCTCCCGCAATAAATTTTATTTTGACGAATCAGTTAAAATCAATGATCCTGAAACAGGACTTACAGTCAAAGACAAAATCAGAGTGTTGCGTGCCAACACCAAACCGGACTTTGTATCTAATTTAACTTTTGATTATGATTGGCAGATTGTAAAAAATGTGCTAGCAGAGGACGGATATGCTGACACAAGAAAAATGCAGGTAGGATTTTTTGATTCAGATGATGACGGTGTAGTGGACAATCCAGAATTGTTTGACATCATTGTAGATCCTTTATCCGACACCACCAACAAATATGTATTCTTCCAACAAGTCACAGAAAATGGTATTACAACTTACAATCCAATCTCTAACACAAATTTTGTTGTGACAGAAAATGAATCCGACATCACTGATGCTTCGATTTATCCTGATGATCAATTGTTTTATCATTATGCAACCGATACATTTAAACAATATGATTCCGCCACAGATACCACAAGCACAGTGACAGGCTATCGTGCAAGACTTGGTAGGCAGGACTTGTTATACAACTACAAACACGGTGCACCAAGATCAAGAAGAATTGATCCTGCTGTGTCAAATCTCATTGATGTGTACATGATCACAAAATCATATGACACAGCATTGCGACAGTGGTTAAACAACAACCAAGCAACCACAGAGCCCACAGCACCAACACTGTTTGATCTAGAAAACAGTTATTTGGCAAATGTAAATCAGTACAAAAGTGTATCAGATGAAGTGGTGATCAATCCAGGCGAATACAAATTGATTTTTGGTCCTGGTGCTGATGCAGAACTTCAGTGTCAATTCAAAGTGGTCAAAAACCCCAATACTAATGTGTCAGACAATCAAATCAAGTCAGATGTCATCACTGCCATCAACACATACTTTTCATTAGAACTGTGGGACTTTGGCGACACATTTTATTTTACAGAATTAGCGGCTTACATACACAACCAATTGGCACCTGATCTATTAAGTGTGGTGATTGTGCCAGCACAAAATCCAAACGGATTTGGATCATTGTTTGAAATAAATTCAGAAGACAATCAAATTTTGATTTCATCTGCCACAGTTGATAATGTTGAAATCATCACATCAATCACCGCTGACAAACTCAAAGCCACTGGCACAGTGGTTACATCATCCACTGTGACCGCAAGTACAACATCCACTGTTGCCAGCGTGAGCGATACCACAACATCATCCGGCAGTAGTGGAGGTTACTACTAATGGCAACATCTTCACGCAAATCATCTGATCTATTACCTCAAATATTTCAAACAGAACGCAACAAGAAGTTTTTGAGTTCAACTGTTGATCAGCTGATTGAACCAACCAAACTAGAAAAACTTTCTGCATACATTGGACAGAGATATCGACCTTCGTACAGATCATCTGATGTATTTTTAGATGAAGCCACTGCACAAAGACAAAACTATCAATTAGAACCAACAGTCACTTATAAAAGCAATG